CCACGGTGCATCCGCAACCGTGTCTCCACCAGGCATCTCATCATAATCATAAGGAGGCTGATCATTATCAAGCTCAATATCGTCAATCAATTGATCACTCAACTCATCCTGCATATGCAGCATCTTCGCATATATCGAATCCGATGCATCCGCATCTACAACGGGTGAACTCACATTCACCCTAGCTCGAGATATATGATACTCCTGGACAAGTCCAACACTAGTCGTTGGATCGGTCCCACCAATCATGTGGAACACCGGAGACCTTTCGGTCCCATCATCATCCCAGAAAACCTCTGAGAATTCCCAATCATCTGAAGCCATTGCTCCCAAATCGGAAGCAACACACGGCAAATATGCTGCCGAACTATCGTCCAACTTCACCTTGAAGTCGGACCATTTACCATCAATACCCGGAAGAAGTTCTTGAACTTCCTTCCTCTGGGCCGTCCAAATGGCCTTACCCTTCTTCCAAGCATTATGAATCATCCAGGTATTACCTGCAGTCTTCACATTCACAAACTGAGTGACATGAGAAGGACCAATAAAAGAAATCTTACCAACAGCATAGGTGTAACCTTGGCGATATAATCGCCTATTCACCGCTGACAAATCTCTAGCGAGATCAACTACAACCTCTGTCGTACCCGAACCATCCCCAGGCACGACATACTGAAGCACAAGTTGTGCTGGTTCCATAGCGGTGCAATATGCACACCGCCTATAATCGTTGTTTCACACAACAGTTGAACAAAACGGACAAATTCGATATGGTCCACCACGACCACATATTCGACACGGAGGTCGAATCATAATCCCAACGCCTTTTCACGAGCATTAAACAAGCTCTGAATTGCGTGGTAATGTGTGAAGTAAACCTCGGGAGCCTGCAAAGCGATCTCCTCGGGAGTCAGCCCTAGACGAACAAGCATGTCTAGTGCGATCTCCTTCTGTTTGGGGGCCACTACTTTGACTTCCTCTGGTCGCCACTCCCCAAACTCTCCAATCAACCCCCACTTGGCACGAGTCTGCTCTTTCGAGCAGTATGCTTTGCACTCGGTCCTGTTAGAGTCCTTCGACTTCAATTCAACATGACTCGGTAATACCTTCACAATGTCTGCTATCCTCAATGATTTTCGCCATTCACTGTACAACTGTCCATGAAGACGACCAGAATCTGGACAAATCTCAAACTGACCGATACAATATCGGAGACGCTGATCCTCCGTCAGCGTCTCGAAGACCTTCCCCATAATTTCCACGAAGTCTTCGTCAGACATCTCGGCATTACCGAGATGCTTCTTATGCACGGTGTGTATGAAATGCCTTCTTTGTCCAGCCATATCCACACCTCAACCGCAGGGGTTGTTAAACATATTGGGCGTAACAAACCGGAATAACCGCCTTTTGGGACATTCTTCAATTGAGCGAACCCTTGTTAGTTACACCCTAATATAGCATAGGTAATAATGGACAGAGTTAACAAAATCTGTCTCTATGCTATATTGCTTCCTGCTCCCTCCGAGGAAACCTCGAACCTCGATGTCCGAGCCCTAACGGGCCATCTATCGATTCCAAAGGAATCGACATCGAGGGGAGCGATTGAAAGAGGAGTGGTCCGTGGCATAGCAGCGAGGGTGGACCAGGTCCTCTAAGAAACAATTTCAGCACCCTGAAGAAATTGAAAAGATGGACGGAAAGAATACAACAAAAACCCCGCCATCAACAAACCGGATCCGCGAGCTGCGGCCGCCCTGGTTCCTGCAGTAACAGGACCAGATGTCCGAGGTACAGACTTCGGTACCCTCTCCATACGAGTAGGCCACTCACCAAGCTTAGAAACCAATCGATATTCAATCGATGGCGCAAGACCACCAGGACGAAATGCAGCACTAGCAATTCTCCAAGCATAACGAGCTAGACCTGGTTGCCCCTCAACAAAACCAGGACCAAAATGTCGTGCAATAGCATATACTGACATCGTGTTCAAAAAATCATGAACTCGAGGGTCATCAACATACCGACCCATGAGAAAAAGGGCAATATGCCCCTTTACTCCCTTTCCCATCAGCGTCGCCTCTTAGGCGCACTGACCAACTTCTTCGTCGACTTACGACGATTGGTGTAGCGGTACCGGACCCACTTGGATCCTTTCTTGAACCGCTTACCATAGTTGTACTTAGCCATCAACAGATACCTCCAACAAATGACAGTCCTTCTGAAATTGCACCGGCCTGCCAAAGTACAAACACGACAACAGCAGTAACTAGCTGGTTGTCCTTAATCAACTGGCCCAACTGGGCCAACTTAGCAACCGTAACCGGATCAGGCTTCACAGCCTCAGGAACGATGGTCATTGACCCATCCTCTCTGCCAGGACCCCACGATAGGGGCCAGGCACCAAATGAATGAAAATAGCACAATCAGAATTTGCTGCATTTCCAAAATTGGTAAATGCAGCATCGATTTGACCAATAGCAGATATAACTTGAATCTTAACCAATCCACATTCAGCAGCAAATCCTCCGATGTGGCCCATCATGCCAGCGTCAGAATTAGCAAAACCTACTTCTTGAGACCACGGTGCATCCGCAACCGTGTCTCCACCAGGCATCTCATCATAATCATAAGGAGGCTGATCATTATCAAGCTCAATATCGTCAATCAAT